CTCAACGCCGCCGTCGCCGCGTGCGCGGCGGCCACCAAGGATGCGCCATGAGCACATCGGCAATCGAGCGGGTCACGGCGATGGTGCACCTGATGGACGATCTGGCGGGACGGATCGCCGCGACGGAAACGGCGCTGGACGTGCTCCGGGCCGACTACTTGCGCGTCGAGCGGGAGGACTTACCGGAGCTGATGCGGGAGTTGGGGCTGTCGGAGATGACGCTCACGAACGGGCTCAAGGTCACCGTCACCGAGGAGGTCACCGCTTCGATCACCGAGGAGCGCCGTGCGGCGGCGCACGAATGGCTCCGGACGCACAACTTCGCCGGGATCATCAAGGTGCTCGTCACAGTCCCATTCGGACGCGGCGAGGAGGCAGAGGCCGCAGAGCTCGCCGCGCAGATTCGCGCCGAGCACGAGGGGCACGAAGTGAACCTGAGCGAAACGGTGCACCCGCAGACGCTCAAGGCGTTCGTCAAGGAGCAAGTCCAGGACGGCCGGCCGCTGCCCTTCGACCTGTTCGGCGTGCACCCCTACTCGCGCGCAAAGGTTGTCGCGCCACGGAGCAAGCGATGAAGCCGAGTTGGAAAGACTATCTACGCAAGGCGGTCATGATCGATGAGACGGGGCGGATCGTCGGTGCGATCACCGAAATTGGCCTGGGCCAAGAGGCTTGCTACAACGCCACCTTTTCCGGTGAGTCGCTGGGTGATTACATCTCGCGCGAAACCGCGCGCAAGGCTGTGGAGGCCGCAGCAGCGCGGAGCGCGACCGCGAAGTGAAACGGGCCAAGGCGCGCCGCCCCGAGTGCGCGCCGAACTGAAGTAGGAGAAGCCTTGATGGCAACGAAGCAAGAGAAAACGCAAGACAGCAACACCGCCGTGGCGGAGCGCCCGGTGCAAGCGGTGACGATGGTGGAGCCGGATGACTACGGCGCGGACGCGGGCGGCGGGCTGGAAGGGGCCACGTCCGACTCGTACGCGGTGCCGTTCCTGTCGGTGCTGCAGAAGGGCTCGCCGCAGGTGGACGAAGCCAGCGGCGTGGCGATCGAGGGTGCGCGGGCGGGCATGATTTTCGAGTCCGTCACCGGCCGCATGCACGACGGCAAGAAGGGCGTGCTCATCGTCCCCTGCGCATACCGGCGCGTGTACCTGCGCTGGGGAGCGCGCGGCGAGAGCGGCGGCGGGTTCAAGGGAGAACTCTCCGTCGATCAGGTCGCCATCATGCGCGACAAGGGCGAGGTGAAGGAGTTGGAGAACAAGCTGTACGTGCCGATGCCCGACGGCTCGATCAACGAGAAGAAGTCCGACCGCATCAGCGACACGCGCAACCACTACTGCCTCGTCGTGAATGAGGACGGCACGTGGACCACGGCGCTGCTCTCGCTCACCTCCACGCAGATCAAGAAGTCCAAGCTTCTTGCGTCGATGATCGCGAGCCGCAAGGTGCGCACCGCCAGCGGCATCATCCAGCCCGCCTCGTGGGCGAGCTTGGTGCGGCTCACGTCCGTCCCGGAGTCCAACGACAAGGGCAGTTGGTACGGCGTGCGGTTCGAGTTCGACGGCGACCTGCTGCGGCCGGACAGCGATCTGTACAAGGCGGGCCGCGAGTTCAATCACCTCGTCGCCGCGGGCAAGGTCGAGGCGAAGTATGACGATCTGGACGTGTCCACGGACAACGTGGACGGGATCGCGCCGGCCGGGAAGTTCTAACGGATGCGCCGCGCAGTTGAGTAAGGGTTTTCACTGATTCGGCCACGCGGCGATCTGGATCAGAATTCGCTCACTTGTTGAACAGAAAGGAACTTGAAATGAGCCTACGAAGAATTAAGAAGCGCACTTACAAAATGGCCGCGACCCAAGCCGTTTTCTTCATGGGCTTCAGAACGCTGGTGAGGTCGCTGTGATCTTCTCCGCCATCACTTCGCGCCTGCGCGCGGCGTTCAGTTGGTTGTTCGCGGGGTTCTACGCCCGCGAACTCACCGGCAAGGAGCGCGACAGCGCCCTTTCCACCATGTTCGATCAGCCGCAGGAGGACGCGCCGCAAGTAGAATTTCGACTCCCATTGACCACTCACAAGTAGGAGGTTCATCATCATGGCAGCAACCAACGGTCCCGTCTCCATCACCAACGCATTCCTCAGCAAGAACGCCGAGCGCATCAAGGCTGGCCGCATCAGCCGCATGGACGCGATCCGCGCGCTGGGCGAGAAGGGCGTGAATTCCGCCACCGCAGCAGGAACAACGGTGAAGTGGATGCGCACCAACAACCTCGAATGGTCGAAGCCCTCGCGCGCTCCGGCCGCGAGCAAGAAGCCTGCGACCAAGGTTGCTCGCTAAGGTTTATGGGGGTGTAACGCGCAGGCTGATGCGCAAACAGTGGGGGAAGTAGGGCCGCAACGTCCACTGTGTACCGAGCAAGCAGCGGCATAGCGAGTAGAAAGCCGGAGATCAGCGCCGGCCACCCCCGCCCCGACTTTCAATCGACAACAGAAAGGAACTGAGCAAAATGAAACGACTTCTAGGCAACCTCGCGCTGATGCTGCTGTTCGCGGTGATCGGCGTGCTTTTGGCGTGGAGGGGATGATGCCGAGCGACATCAACAAGGTCAAAGTTCCCATCTCCCGCGGGTGGCGCGAGGGGGAGCGCGTGAGCCGCGGCGGAGACAGCAGTTACGCGGCGGTCAACCTCTGCAACATCGAGCCCGACTCGGCGTTCATGCAGCAGACGCTCCTCGCGCCGCTGCCGAAGCAGCCACGGCGTTTCAGCTTTCTCGGAGCCGGCCCAGTTCTGTACTTGGCCGGCGCGGCGGTCGCGGCGGCGTGGGTGCTGGGATGGGCGCTGTGAAGCCGCGCCGGCGCAAGCGCGCGGCTGGCGCCGCGTGGCTCTTTGAGCGGCGAGAGCACGACAAGACGCTGCGCGTCGTGGAACCGGACGGCACCGAGCACAACGTCAAGCTGGGCGACATGAACAGCACGGCGGGCATCGCGCTGCTCAATGCGATGGTGCGGGACTTGGCGGTGAAGCCGTGAACGCGGCCGACGAAAAGCGACGCGCCGAGTTGCGCGCCGCACGGCATGGAGATACAAGCACAGCAGCGACCCGCAACACAGCAGCACATACATGTTCAATCTTCGCTGCGTTTGTTGACTTTGCCCGCGCCATCCTTGCCGCAGCGGAGCAGAAGCCATGACCCTAGCCGAGCGAATTGAAGAGCTGACTAGGCAGCACGGAAGCCTGAGAGCATTGGCGCGGGTGATGGCGTGCTCACCTAGCTACCTCTGTCGCCTGCGGAGTGGCGTAACTAAAAACCCAGGCCCCGCAGTGCTGCGCAAACTGCGCCTGCGCCGTGTTGTGACCTATGAACTGGCGGAGCAGAAGCCATGACAGACCACACCGACCTGAAGGCGCGACTGTTCGATGCATTGCCGAAGGCTGACGAACGCGAAACGGTTTGGTGCACGTTGCAGGGATTCGACATGCGCGCGCTGTACGTGCTGGTCGAAGCACAAGCTGCAGAGATATCGCGGCTGCGAGAGGCTTGCGCTTCTGGCTGGGGCGAGCCGACACTCATCAACATGCTACGCGCCGAGCGTGATGCTGCGGTGGCGGATGCGGAGCGGTGGCGCAACCTGATTCAAAACGCGCTGCACAACAACGGTGGACCTATCAGCGAAGACACAACCGTAGACCGCAAAGCCTATGTGCTGGTGTTGATGGAAGACTTTGACGCGATGGCAAAAGAGTTCGACGCAGCAATCAAAGGAGCGCCGTGAGCACATTGACTCCGATGTTTGCCGTTGGCTCGTTTGCCTTCGGGCTTGTGGTCGGATTCATCACGGCGTGGTTTTGCCCTCGACAACAAAGGACAACCACAGTCGTGGTTTCAGATCGCGGCGGAGAAGTTATGCGTTTCGGCGATGCCTGCATGGATGACTTGATCCTGTGCGTGGAGCGGCGCAGGACAAACGACAAGCACATTGGCGAAACGCCATGAGTCACGATGAATGCTACACGTCCCCGGAAATATCCGGCACCTCTGAATAACTGTCGCAACGAGCATCGCGCGTCATCTCCCCCAAGTTAGCGGACGCATGCCGCAGACTCTGAGGGGATCATGTCCCGAGGCTCACTCCACGGATATGGCCTGACGATTGCCGCAACTGGCGGCCGGTAGTCGATCTCGACGTAGGAGAAGCCGAGGTCAGGAGGAGCGACGAGGCGCCGATGAAAGTCTCCGAGCTTCGCGCATCCGGTGCGTCCGGACCAGCGCAGGCGGGCGACGTAGAGGGCATCGCTCATCAGTCGAGCATCGTTTCTTGCGTGTAGATTTCCGCTTGCGCCTTCGGCTGTGCGATAAGCCGGCCGATGATGACTGCTAGGCCGACGATGCCGGGAAGGAACTGCTTGTCGATGTGCAGCGCCTGAAGGACTGATGCTTGCGTCTCTGCCGGTAGTGCGATCCAAAGCACAGCAAGAGCGCCTATTTGCACTGTGGCAAATCTCCAGGCTTTACGCCAATTCGGAATCAACTTCAAGGCTTGCTCCCATGCTAATCATTCCCACACGGCCAATCCGGCCGCGACGGTGGCCTTGAGCCGCTCATCGATGTCCTTGCACTCCGCCGCCGTCATCCGCCGCCACGCGTGTCCCGCTTCCAAGATGTCGTGCCGGCCGATCAACGGCGCATAGTCGATTTGCACGACCGGAGCGCCGTTGATGATCGGGGGCTTGCGCAGACTCAGCTCATCCAGCACCGGGTGGACGGTGATCCGCCCGCGATGCCCGTCCCACCAAATTGTGCGCGACTCATGGCTATTCATTTAGGCTCGATCCTCTCGACAATGTCCCCGAGAGCCGCGAAGTCCGTCGGCAGTTCGTCGCGTTGGGATGGCTGGAGCTTCGACATCGCGTCATAAAGCTCGCGCATGTACTGGTGCAACTCCGCATGGGTGGCTTTGTGCAACCGGCGCTCCTCTTTCAAGTCTGCCGAGAGACGTATGTTTTCCTCGGTCATGCGCGCGAGTTGTTCGCGGACGGCGTGATCGACAGAGTTGCCTGTGGTGTCGGAACTGAGCTTGCGCCGCACCAGGAACCACAGCGCGCCCAGGATCGTCACAAGCAGCCCGGCCATCCCTGGGCCGGTTTCGAGGGCGGCAGGTAAGTTCATTCTTGCACTCCGGTAGTGGTCAAAAGGGCGCGCAGGATCAGGGCCACCACTTGGTCCTCGGTGATGCCCATGATCTCTGCGATTTTCCAATCCGGATACTCGTGCTCGTAGCGGAGCGAGTACGCTGTGGCCTGATCCTTGGGCAGCGACTTGATGCGCTGCACCAACCGTTCGCGCGGCAGCAACCCAGCCTGCTTCTCGTGAATCGCCCGGACGCCGACGACGGTGAGCTGGTTTTGGAGCGCTTCGGGCCGGAACTTGCTGCGCGCGGCGGCCAGCGCCTCGCGCATGATGGCGGTGAAGGAGGCCTGGATGGCCTGCGCCTTGGTGAGCGGGGCGGGGTGCTCGCCCATGGACTTGAGCGCGGCGAGGTGCGCGCGGATGACCACGGCTTCCATCTCAGGCGTCGGCAGGTCCGTGAGCGCGGTCACAGCGATTGCGCCGTCATGGCGAGGGCGGTGAACGTGTAGGAGCCCACCGTGCCCGTCGCCCGCACATCGTAGGCCGTGTCGAGCGCGGCGACGTAGGTAGCCTCCACCGTGAAGGCGATCGGCGAGCCTGCGCCCGTTACGGCCACCAGGGTGCGGTTTCCGACGAGGGTTCCTCCCGCGTAGATGCCGATGGCGACTTCGGACGCGGCTGCGCCGGCCACGTAACCGGAGACGGTGACCTTAGTGCGCGTGCTCGCCGCGCCGTTCAGCAGCCTGGTGATCGACCCTGCGGCCAGCGTCGGCGTCCAGTCGGCAGCGTTGCTGTTGTGGAGGAGTTGCGTGGCCGGGGCCACGGCGACGGGCGACGCGCCCAGCGCCTCGACGGAGGAGGCGGTGTAAACAGCACACTTCACGTGCGGCGTCTCCGGCGCGGACAACTCCGCGCGGATCGCGGCGAGCTTGTACGTCTCGAAAAAGTCCTGGTCCGTGATCGTCTCGCGGTACTGGCCCTGGATCGTGCCGAGGATGTCGAGGATTTCCACCTCTAGCGCCGACAGCCCCTCGTACACGCTGGACAACTCGTCCACCTTTTCGATGGGCACACCGAAGTAAATCCACACCTCGATCGTGCGCCCCGCGTAGGCCGCGCCGGGCGAAATGCGCGTCGGGACGATCTGGATCATTGGGTAGTCATCGGGCGACACATCCTCCTTGCGCCCGATCTCGCACGACACCAGTCCCATGATCGCCGCGAGCGCGTCGCGCGCGTGCTCCAGCGCAGGCATCATCTCCGGAGTGGTGCTCATGCGCGTCTCACCGGGATCGTGTACACGGAACTGGTCGTGGCGTTGGCCTCCTCGTCGGCCGCTGCCAGGGCGCGCGGCAACTGAATCGCCATCTCCTCGCGGTACGTTTTCAGCTTCGCGGTGAACAGGTCGTCCACCTTCCCCTGGTGCTCCAGGCACGCGAGGATGTATGCCTGGAGGATGACGAGCTTTTCGGTCCAGTCCGCCGACAGCGTGCGCGAGCCCGCGAGCAGTTCCACCTCCTCGATGGCGCGCGCTTCGCGCTCCTCGCTGATGCGGGTGTCGAGGTATGCGTCCGGGTACGTGTAGGTCAGCGCCATTTCACAGGGCTCCCATGCGTTGCGTCACGAAATCCGGGAAGCGCCGGAACGCATCATTCAACGCCACATCGCGGTAATTGTCCCCGATGTAGCCAGGGTGCCAGACGCGCCGCGCGAACACCATCGGCCCTCCAAACCTCGACCGCCACGCCAGCACGCCGCCCGGCTTCTTGGGTCGGATTTCGTGCGGCCGCGACCCGAAAATGACGTGCTCCGCTTGCGGCGCATCGTCCAACGAGTGGCCCACGCGCTGCGTCTTTGTTCCGGCGCCTTCGCGGAACAGCGAGCGGAACAGGTTGCCCGTGCCTTCGGGCCGCGGCGAGTGCCGCGCGGCGCCCTCGCGCATGCCTTGGTACGCGATCGCCGCCATGTCGTCCACAACCTGCGCAGGGATGCCGCCGATCAGCGCCAGCGTGCGCTGTAGCTCGGGGACGCCGATGACGGTGATGCGGATGGTCATACTTGCCTTTCGTACGTCAAACGCCAGCGGCGACGTAGCCCGCTGTCGAATTCCGTTTCACTGGTGCCTGTCAGCACGTACAGAGAAGGCGTGCGCCCGCCCCGATTACGTGTGACGTTGATGGCGGTGGGCAACGCACCTTGAGAGTTCAGAAACTCCTCAGCAGCAGCGTCAAAGTGGTAAACGGCATCGACCGGCACCTGCTGGACGCCATCGTTCACGTTGCCCGGATTGATCCACGCGCCCGAGGATTGTTGGTTGTTGATGACGCACGAACCGTCACCCGGCACGGTGTTGTTGTAACCGTGCACCACGCCCTGGGTGAAGGACGATGTAGAGTGCTCGACCAGTCGCACAAACGCAGCTCCGCCCGTCGCCAACGTCGTGAAATAGCTGGCCAGCGATGTGCTTCCCGGGCAAGCCGCGGTGGAACCATCTCCCACGTCAAACGCAAACGCCGAACTGCTGCCCGTCCACAACGTGCTGAAGTTTCCGTCCTCGACGTTGATGGTGAAGTGTTGGTCGTCGCCTGCGGAGGAAAAAACCGGACTCTCCAGTCTGATAGAGTGAGTGGCGGTGGGCGCTATCGGCCGGTTGGCCATTGAGTTGATGAACGTTCGCTCGTACACGTTCGCACAATCACTGATGCCATAGTGAACGTTGGCCCATGGCCGAGTGCCAGGAGACGACTCCACCACGCACTCAAACCACAAGTCCATGACAACAGTTGGCCATGCTAGGCACTCGCGCGGGTTGTCTAGGAATCCGATGACTGTGGGCGACTCGAACGATTGTCCGGTGAAGCCCACGACCACCCGGTCTCCGTCCTCAAACGCTGCCGCGTTGCACGTCATGTAAACAACGGGAACGTTGCTCAGCGTCGATTCCTTGTTCACGTTCAGCCGCTGCGCGAGGGAAGTCGCGGCGGCCAACGTCACCGTCATCGTGTTGGCCCTTTCATCGACATTTGACGCTGTGCCCCAGCGGTACGTCGGCAGCCATTTTTGCCATGCCGGAAAGATGGCGGCGTTAAAGTAGGCTTGTGCTGGCGACGTCAATTCGCGCTCAAGCAGCGCACCGTCGCCAGGGTTTGGCGTTTCGGACGCCGCACGACCAGACCAGTAAGTAATTTCCTGACTCAGTCTCGCGATGGTGATGTCGATGTACTGCTTGCTGACGGTCAGATTTGCAATCTCGTGTCGCTTCGCGGCGAGTTCCCGTGTCTTGGTTTCAAAGATCACGTAGTTGGCATCGGTCGGCGTGGCGACGTACGTGGCTTGCGCAGCAGCGACCTCGGTTTTCAGCGTCGTTTCAGTCGCGCGGGCCGTAGTCAAAGACGCATTGGCTGCCACCAGACTCTCGTTGGTCCTTATCAGTTCGTTCGCGCGCCGACTCAGAGCCGCAGCCTTGCGTGCAGATGAAATGGTGCCGTCGCCTGAGCGAGCCGTGCGGCATCCGGGCGCAAGCAACGTCAGCGACGGGTCGCCTGGAATATCGATCGTGGCACGAATAGACGATGATCCCGAAGCGCCGACGGTGTAATCTGTGCACCACGCTTCTTTGTACGTGATCGTCTGCAAAGCGTCCCATGCGCTGCGTTGACGCACCAGATCGGTCTGCGTATTCTTTAGCGTCGCGTGTTGCTGTCGAAGCGGTTGATTCGATGCGACCAGGGCCGCATACTTCTTTTGCTCGACAGCAAGAACTTTTTGTGCCAAGCCTGCTGCGACAGGATCGTTTTCCGCAACAAGAGCATCAATCAGCGCAGTAAGCGCGCCGCGCGCGGCGGATTCCAACGCATCGGCTTGCGTGACGAGCTCCTGCGAAGCGTTGATCTTGGTCCCAACGATGGCGAGCGCTTGGTTGGCCGCGTTCAAAAGAGCAACCCGACGCGACTCACCCGAGTCGATCTTGATGCGGTAGCGGCCCTCGCCAAGATTGTTCGTGAGCGTAGCCCAGCCCATCGCCTCAAGTCCTGTGGCCAACGTCCATGTACGCGTCGATCGAAGTCGCGTAACTGGTCACGTAGTAATTTATGTAGCTGACGACGAAATTCACAGAGCCGTAGACCGCGCGTTGCCCTGGCCGCAGAAGCCAGTCGATGCCGCATCGAATGGAAATTGTTTCGCCGTATGTGGCGACTGAGCGAACGTCTTGGAGTTCGCGGTCATAGAGGCTGGCGGGATCATCGTCCGCTTCGATGGCGTCGATGTAGCCGCTGATGACGGCGGAGTAGTTGGTGGCGCCGCGCGACACTGCGACCGTCTGCACCGGGCCGCGCGCTAGTTGCCCCTCGACAAGCGCGCCTCCATACGCCGGGTAGAGCGTACCGACGCGACTGACGACGAATTCGGTTGCGGCGTTGATCGTGTCGAGCCAATCGCCGCACGCCGACACGACGCACTGCACATAGCTGCTTGAGTCGGTCTGGAGCGTCGCTTGCCAAGAACTGATCGGCACTCGTACCAGTTCGCCGTCTACCAGCAAATCCATTACGTAGAGCACCGCCGCATTCGGGTCGATGAACGGTGTTGGGTCGGTGTACACGGCGCCGGAGAGCGGCGACGGCAACCCCTCGTCCGACAACCACGACACGACACCCTTCGCCGCGACGAACGAAGGCGCAGATGGCAGTCCGCCATCCGAGAGCCAGCCACCAACACCGTACAGAGCGAGGATGGACGGCGCGGCCGGCAGTCCATCATCAGCAAGCAGCGACACGATCCACGGCGTGGAGGTGAACGACGGCGCGGCAGGCAGCCCACCGTCCGCCAGGATGCCCTCAACCGTGGCAATTGTCGGCTCATAGAAAGTCGCGTCTGCATCGTTGTAAGCGAGACGCGTGTATGCCGCGAGGCCGAGCCACGATGCATCCGCATCGTTATAGTCTGGCCGCGTGTACGCCATCGCCAGTTACCAGTTTCCGCCAGTCTCGAACACGACCGCACCGGTGCCTGTCTTGACGATCAGGAACGTCCGCCCGGCGAGCGTGCCGCTGCCGGAAAATGTGTCCATGCTCGTGAAGCTGGACGCAGGGTGGCACACAAGCCACAACCCTGGCAAATAGCCCACACCGTAGTACAGCGATTCGAGCATCGCGTGAAAGCGCGCGATCAGCAAATCGCCGGTCGAGGGGTCCGGGTAAGTCGGAAAGCTGGAGCCGCCCGACAACACCTCGTTCCACGGCACGCATGCGCTTTGCAGCATCCGCGCTGGCACCGCCACCTGTGACGGATAACCTTCAACGTTGCCAAGAGGAGCCGTGACGCTGCTGTTGTTGTTGAAGTTGAAGGCTTGTCGCGCAACGGTTGCGGTTGTGGACGTTGTACTCGTATCGTTTGCACCCAAAATGAACGTCAGAAACTGACTATCTGCAACAGGCGAGTCAATCACCTCACCAAACGCCATGTGCGCGTCGCCGCCGTCGGATGATCCGAGCGTGGTTTGATTGCCGAAGATGATCATGTAGAACGTCTTGTCGGTGGCAAGACAAATCCACGGCCGAGCCGTGGTGTCCGCGGTGACCGACTTGCGACACTTCACCGTCACGCTGTTCAACGCAGGGAAAGGATCGGTGCCGACGCTGACGCTCGACATGCTACGGTAGCCGCGAAACTCCGACACTCGCGTCGGTGAGTCGTCCAGGTACAAGTAGCGCTGAAGGCCCGAGCCGGGTTGGTAGGCGACTAGATGACTGCCGGCGCTCTCGTACGCCTTGGTCCACCCGGCCGCGGCTTGTGAGCCGTAGCCGTCCACGAGAATGGCGTTCAGCGCGAGCCGCAGCTTGCTGACCTCGCCAGTGATGACTGGGGCACTGCTGTCTGTTGAGCGGTAGATTGTCGGGGTGGCCATGCTATGGGCTCGATGCTGAAACGGTTCCGGCTGACGATGTTGTGGAGGCGCCTGTGATGGAGACCGCGCCGGTCAGTCCCGGCAGCACGCGGTCGATCAGGTCGTTGTACAACGTCCCCGCATCGTCGTCCAACACCACGCGCTGAACCTCCTCGTCGGGACAGTCCAGTTCATACGCTCCAGTGCCTGCGTCGCTGACAATCTCGCCAATCAATCGGCCGCTCGCTCGGGCATAAACGCGCACGGTGCGCGCCGTGACTGCGTTCGTATCGTCGTAAATGAAGCCCGAAACGGTCTTGGTCAAAGACGGGGCTGCGCCAATCTCTATGAGTCGCACGGCCACCATCTCGATTTCCGCGCTCGCCCCAACCGAACCCAGATCAGCCATCACCAACCTCCAGTTATTTCGATGGCAACGCCCCACACGCTCCCGGTCCCCACGCGATAGAACGTCCTGCCGGAGTAGGCGCCCTTGCCTTCAACGATGACCAAGTGTCCTGGGGTGCCAGTCGTCGTCGCCGCGTGGCCCATCGACAAGATGCCCGGGAAGTCGCCGCGCGCAATCGCCGTTGGCTCAATAACCACAAACGGAAACAGCATCAACGCGCCGCGTGTCGTGTCCGGGAACGCCGTGCCCGCGTTGCCGGACTGGCTGGTTGAGTACAGATTCGAAGCGCGCTTGTAGCAATTGGTCGATGCGCTGGACCCTTGGTTGTAGCTGCCGTTCAGGTACAGCGTTGATTGCGCAGCGGTGCCTAACGAGACGAGACATTGACGCGTGTCGCTGGCCGTGGTGCTCGTGGCCGACGTGTCGGAACTAGCGCACAAGAAGCTGGCGTTGATATCCGAGGGGACGCGCGTGTTGATGAGCGTGCCGAACCCCATGTTCGCGTCGCCGCCATCGTGGCTGGCAGTGGGCAACGTCGCGGTTCGATTGCCGTAGATGAACAGGTAGACGGTTGCGTTAGTGGCGAAGCAAATCCATGGCCGAGCGGTAGCACTCGCAGCGATCGACTTGCGCACATAAAGCCCACCGGAGATTTGCGCTGCGGTCGGGAATGGATTGGTTCCCGTATCGACATCACTCATCGCACCGTAGCCCACAACGCGCGACAGCCGCGCGTCCGCATCGTCCACGCGCAGGTAGTGCTGCGGGCCGGAGCCTTGTCGGTAGACGCGCTTGTTCGTTCCGGTGTACGGCGCCGTCCATCCGGCCGCAGCTTTCGAGCCGTACCCGTTCACCAAGATCGCGTCCAGCGCCGTGACCAGATCGCCGGCCGTGCCGGTGATGACCGGGGCGGAGGTGTCGTCGGAACGGTAGACGGTCGGGATGGCCATCGCGGCTTCAGCCGATCAGCGCGCTGAGAATCTGCACGGGCTGGCCCGAGACGATGGTCAGCGTGTTGAAAACGATCTTGCCCGCGACGGCGACTGTGCCTTGCTGCGCAGGGATCGACAAGTGCACCGTGCCGCCGCTCGTGCAGACGTTCGAGTATGCCGCCGTACCGCTCGTCGTGGCGTTCACCGTCGTGGCGGCGGTGGTGAGCGTCAGTTGGCCCGTAGTACCGTTGACGGTGCCGGCCGGATCGGTCAACGTGTGCGTCACCAGCAGCACGTCGCTGTTGTCGTAGGTCTTGATCGACCCGGCCGTGCCGGAATCGACAAGCGCCAGGAACGCCGTGTGGGCGTCGATCTTGGCCTGGGCGGAGTAGGTTGCGACTGATGGGGCGGGCATTGTTGAGTCCTCGCGGTTATTCGGATAGTCGGGCGACGGGCAGGCACACGAGGCGCGACGTGCCCGCGTTCAAGCGGTAAGTTTCTAGCACGACTTCAAACACCCCCTCGCGCGTCGAGAGCACGGCGCGCGGGTAGATTTGCAGCATGCGCAGGACGGCGGAGTTGACGGCCACGTCTGAATTCCACTCCAACTCAAACGTCAAGTCGCCGTCGCTGTAGCCGCCGTCGTTGATCGCCACGCCACCATCCAGAGTGACGACACGATTGATGCGGCGCGTGGTGTCCCGGTCGGGGAAGGTGTCCGTGTGAATCTCGACATAACCCGACAGGTCAAAGGTGAGGGCGGACAAAGTGTTCAGCATGAGGTCACACACCCAACAAGAATGCCAGTCCGTCGCGGTTCGCCCGGACCTGCACGGCTTTCAGGATTTCCCACATGAACGCCTCCAGGTGCGGCTGCAGCCCGGCGCCGTCGATTTTGATAATGGCGTCGCCGGAGGCGAGCGCCTTGGTCTGCGCGTTGAGGTTGTCGATCTGCGCCTGCGTCAGCTTCTCCTGAAGCTGGAAGGACTTTTCGCGCAGGACGTTTTCTTTGTCGATCTGATCGAAAACGGCGCGGTACGCGGTGCTATCCAAGTTGCCGAGCTTGTCGAACAACCCGAACAACTTTCCGAGCATGTCGCCGGTGCTCTCGATGCCGACGTTGATCGACGCAAACGCAGCTTGGACCTTCTCGGCGTCGGCCTTGATCCGTGCAACGTCGATATTGGCCTTGAACTCCATCGTCTTGATGCGTTCATTCGAGGCGATCTTCTCCAGTTCCAGGGCGAGCTTGGCGACTGCCTCTTTCTGCTTTTCCAGTTCAGCCGCCGATTTGATTGCGGCAGTGGTTGCTTTGTCGGTGGTCGCGGTGGCCTTGACGTTGGCTTGCTCGTAGCCGATGATTTTGCCGGTGCTGGCGTCGACAACCTCTACGATGTTCTTGTAACCATCGACCAGCCGTTTGTTTACCTCGACGTACGTTGTGGTTTTCGCTCCGACGTTGTCCACGGACGCGCTGATGTCGTACAGCTTGCCTGTGACGTCCTCGACGGCGGCAAACACCGTTTGATTACTTCTCGCCAGCTTCTCTGTGCTTATCGTGAACGTTTCAGTCGCGCCCGTCGCCACTGCGAATCCGGCCGTCTGGTCCTGGACCGCGGACGTTGTTTGCTTAACGTAGCCGGTGTTCTTGAGGAACGCATCGGCGGACTTGTCCACCTCGACGGCGTACCGCTCCCAAGTGATCTTACCGTCCGTGGCCGCCTTCGCCAAGGCCGCGACCGCACGCTCCAGATCATCGATGTTGTCGATCTTCGGGATGACGACCTTCAGCGCTTTGGAAATTTCGTCGCCGGTGGAGTCGGCGGACTTGACGATCAACTCGAAAGCCGCGGTGAAGTCTGCGCCGATGGACTTGGCGGTGAAGCCGAGCTTCTTGTACGCGTCAACCAGCGCCGCCGTGGCACCCGTGCCCTCTATGCCGAGGCGCTTTGACTCGGCTGCGGATTCGTTTACCTGCGTTGACCAGTCGATCAGATCGGCCGTGCCGGAGCGCGCTAACCGTTTCGTCTCCGCGAGGGCTTCGTTTGTCTTGAAAAATTCGCTCTGCGTTATCCCCGCCTCGATGCTTACTCGCTGCATCGCGGCCTTGTACTCGTCCCAATCTTTTCCACCGGACGCCAAAAAGTCCCGTGTTGCTTTAAAGGCGCCTGTGAGCAACTGGACTTCGATTACGGTGGACTTGTTCTTTGAAGCGACATCGACGAGACTCTGCGTCAAGTCGGCAAACAGTCCGCTCTTGCCTCCTGCGACGGCCAATTCCTTGAGCGAGTTGATCAGCCGGTTCAGCTCAGCGTTGAACGTCGTGACGTACGTCGTTTCGCCGAACGTCTTGTTCAGCTCCGCGGCCAGCTTCGGCAGCAGGTCGGTGGCGACGACGTTGCCGCCTTCCAGCAGCTTACCCAGCTCAGCCGTCGTCACGTCCATCGCCCGCGCCGCGAGTTGGAACGCGCCGGGTAAACGCTCGCCGAGCTGTCCACGCAATTCTTCGGCGGAGACGGTCCCCTTGCTGATCATCTGCTGAATCGCCAGCAGCGCGCCTTGCGTGTCGCTGCTCGACTTGCCCAGCAGTGACATCGCCTTGCTGACCGCTTCGAAAATGTCGCGGGTGGCTTGGCCCTCAAGCGCCGTGCCCTTGGCCGCTGCGGACAGGCTGACGAAGTTGTCCGCCGTGCCGCTGATTTCGAGGCCCAGCGTGTTCGAAATGCTCTTGATGTAGCTGAGCGACTCCGCCGCGCCCTCCGTCGAGCCGGTCACCAGCGTCATGGCCCGGCCGAAATTCTCGATCGCCACGTTGGCGTCGATGAACTCCTTGACGACGAGCGACCCGGCCAGGCCTTGCATGAGCCGCGTCAGCTCGCCGATGCTACCGCCTGCCCCTCCTACTGCGGTGCCGAGCCTAGTCGAAGCCGCGGCGGTGTCGTCCAGCGCGGGCGCCGCTGAACCAGCAGCGGTCGAGACGCCGCGCAATGAACTTTCGATCTGCGCAGTCGCCTGACTCAGGCTGCTGTCAACGCCTTGGAAGATGACGGCAACGGTGCGCGTCAGGTCAGCCATTCTTGCCGTCCTTACCGCGACGCTCGTAATACGCGCACCACAGCGTCACTTCCTCCTCCGTGACGAACCCTTGCGGGATCACGTCGGGGCGGTGCTCGTACAGAAAGCCGCCGCGCTTGTCGATCATGGCCATCGAGGTCATCAATGCGTGATCGGTTGCGAGGCGGCCTCGGGCTTTACAAGGTCGAAGCCCATTCCAGTGAGCGAGGTGATTTCGTTCGTGAGTGTCAGGAATTCAATCGGGAACGCCTCGGCCAGCTTCACCGCCAGCGGCAACTCGATTTTCGGCGCGACCGACCCGAGCACCAGCATCTCCAGCCGCTTCACGATCTCGGCCGGTGAGCCTTTCGTCAGTCCGATCATCTCGCGCACCGCTTGCGCCTGATCGTTGTTGGTGAGGGCGGTAATGACGTTGTCGATGGACGCGCGGCGAGCCTTCGCTTCCATCGCTGCGTTCAATTCGTTCGAGGTGAGGCCGCGCACGGTCCACACTGGCTCCTCGCCCTCGTCAAACCATCCCGACAGCGCCGGAACGGGAACGGCTTTTTGCCGCGCCTCCAGCTTGGCTGCCAGGAACTTGTCAGGGTTAAACGGCATCGTTTTCGCTCTCAGTTAGAAAGCCGCCCGGCGTGAACCGGGCGGCAAGGCCGAATCGAGCATCGGCCAGAGGAGACAAACGGCCCAGGCGCCGGGCAAATCGGGGCAGGGTGCGATTTTCTCGACCATGCCCTGGTTCCCCTACTGCGCCTGGATGAACAAGCGCCCTACGCCGCGATTTCAACCGCCGCGACGGTGGCGGAGATGGTGCACGCGGCCTGAATCTGGTCGGCCACCGGGAACGTCCGCGCGATGCCGAGCACGCCTTGCGTCAGCATGTACGGCGTGGCGTAGCGGTCGCTGTAGAACTTGAACCACAGCGTCGCGTCCTTCAGCAACACGAGCGCGTCGGTGATGCCGTTGGTCAGGTACGCGGTGAACGTGCCCTGATTGAGCGTGCTCGCCGCTGCGCCGATCGTCGCGCCGTAGACCTGTGTGGAGGTGACGCTGTTGGAAGTCTCGGGCGGCACGAAGTCCGACGCCAGCGAGATGTCCGCAAAGATCGGCGACGAGTAGGACGCGTACACCCGCTTCGGCAGCGTGCCGGTGTGAATCTCGGGCAGAGCCGACAGGAACGTGACGCTCCCGCCCGCCTTGGTCTGCACGCCGCCGACGATCGTCGGGCCGTAGTTGGTGTCGTACAGCGGGAAGTCGGCGCGCTCGGCGTGCAGGCCGACCACTTGGAAAATCTCACTAGATGCGATCGGCGCAGCGGTGTTGGAAATCACCCGCGTCTGCGCAATCTCGATCGAGCCGACCGGGATCAACGGCGGGCCACCGGCCGCGGCACGAGTTTCGCTGAACGTGGTGTCGGCGCCGTCGGTGCCGGCCACGAGAGCCAGCGCGCCGGAACTGTCCACGGTGATCGAGTTGATCTTGGCCACCGCCGTGGCGGGGCGCGTCGAAGTCACGCTGCCCGCCGACACCGATGTCACCACCCCGGCCAAGTTGCACGTCAGCGCCGCCACGTCCACGACGTTGTTTGCCGCCGCGTTGTCCGGAATGCAAAGACCGCCCGTCAGCAGCCCATTCGGCCGGATCACCGGCGCGTAGCCAGATCGCCCGGACCACAGCGTGGCGGCACTGGTGAACGTGAGTTCGTCGCCGCTGTTCGTCAACAGCCCCATGGCGACGGCATTCTGCCCCGCCTCGTATTGCAGTTTTGCGTCTTTTGCGGTGGTCATTTCGTGAATGCTCCTGTGGGCGGATTGGGTGTGAGATTAGGAAAGGGGGATCACTCGTCGGCGGGCGGCGCCGAATCGTCTTCGGACTTGGTGCCGCGTGGCACCTCGACCAAGGAGCGATGCTTCAACTGAAGCCGCGCCTCGTCCGCCGTCACGCGCAGGACGGCGCCCGCGTGCTGGAGCTTGCCGAGGATGTCGACGGGTTTGAGGACTTTGACGTAGATGTGCTTAACGTTGGACACTTGATGCTCCTGCTGTTCGCGATGCGGCCTTCATCACGTTCGACAATTTACCGACAGCGGGCCGGGGTGCTGCTGGCGTGGGAATTTCCGCGAGGGAACGGTGCTTGATCTGGCGCCACACCTCCGCGCGCGGAACGCGGATGATGGTGCCGATGGGGTATTGCTGGCCGCGAATCTCGATCGCCTTCATGACCCGGACGCACACTCCGTGCGCATCGTCGTTCGCCCAGTCGAACACGTCCGGAACAACGTACGGCGGGAACACCTCCGCCCGATCGTACGTCGGCCACAGTTCGGTCAGCGGCCCGCTCACCACGCGCACATCGCTCCGCAGGTGCGGCACGAAATCGCGGTGCTGATTGAAGGAGCGACGCCCCTCGGGCAACGTCCGGTCGGCACCGAACCCGTAGCAGTCGAAGCCGGCCATGATCGCCGGATGCGCCCCCATCAGCCCCGCCGCCCACTGCGCGATCACGCCCGAGAAAATCAGGCGAGGCGCGAGCGGGTAATTGGTGATGCCATAGGTGCACCAGTGCCACAGACCGATGATCGGCGCGTCGGTGTGCGCGCGGATGAGCCGCTCCATGGGTTCCGCGGTGACGGTGTGGAGGTTGTCCATCGCCACGACGTAATCCACCTTGCGGAGCCGCGCACCGTGTGCGTTGGTGCTGATCCAGACGTCGGCCTCGACCCGCTCGATGTCAGCGGCCAGACTCGGCCCGCCGCCCATCACGCAGATACGCGCGCCCTTGTGACGCATCACGAGCTCGCCGAAACTGTGCAGCGCGATCATCATTCCACCACCACCAGCAAGTGCTTGAGACGAATCTTGCGCACTTCGATTTTGTCGAAGTGGCACATCAGCTTCGCTTCCCACCACTCGCCAGGGAACACGCTCAGGTGCAGCGGCCCGGCTTGGGTGAAGTGGGAGTCGTGGAACAGCGCGATCTGGAAATAGCACTTGCGCCCCGTGCGCAGCCGAATGCCGGCCAGCACGGCGTCCACGTGCTCCGTCGGGATGTGCTCCATCACGTCCGCGCAGAATCCGTACTCTGTCGCGGGCATTTCAGGCGGCAAGTCCCACAAGCACGCCTCCACGAACGGGAGCGCGCCAACGTAGGCGTTGCCGGCAAGGTCCACGAGACGGACATCGAAGCCCCTCGCAAACAACTCGTCGGCCGCGCGTCCGGTGCCGCAGCCCCAATCCGTGAAAGTCGCTCCCGGTTCCGGCGCCATCCACTCGATCGCAGACGCCAAGTGCCGCGCACCGGGGGAGACAACGCGGTATTGCGCGTCTCCCCAGATGGTGCGGTACTTGTCGCGCTCTTGGGCCAGCAAGTCCATCATCACGTCCACACCCCGTCTCCGGGGCGCCCGCTTAGATGTTCGCCAGCGTCAAGACGCCCGCAGTGTGCTTCAGGCTCGTGGCGATCTTGTCCCAGTTCGAACCCGTCGCCAGTTCCGCGTCCGTCGGCGACTTGCCGCCGTTGGTCGTGTCCCAAGCGTAGCCCTTCAGCCCGAGGCCGAACGTGTAGTCCGCCTGCATCGTGGTCACGATGCGCTGCGCGCCGTTCGTGGTTTCGATGTTGGTGACCAGATCGCCCGCGTCGTGGACCACGACGCCGCCCGAAGCCAGGGACAACACCTTCTGGTCCGCACCGGTGCCCGTCTCGCGCAGAGCCGGGGCGTCAGTGACGACCGTGGTCTTGCCGAGAATGTTCACCACGGTGACGTTGCCGGCTTGGAACAGCGTCGCCGCATTGGCCAGATTCAGGCCGATGAGAGCGTGGTACGTGGTGCCATCCATGACATCGCACACCAGCAGTTGGCTCATGTCGCCGAACTTGGCGTGAGCGCTGTTGAGGTCTGCCAGTGAAATCGGTCCGGTGCCGGTATCGAAGTAGGCGGTAGCGCCGACGTTCTCGATGGCAGCGACCGCTGCCGCGATGGCAGTGTTCAACATGTCCTTCATGATCGACTCGGCCATGTTGCGGCTGATGACCTCGACAGCGGCGGCAGGGTTGTCTCCCACCCAGCGCAGTTGCGAAGGCTCCCATTCGATGGGGCCGAATCCGCCCGCGATCTTGACCGTGTTGTGCTGGAGTTGCGCGAGCACCGTTGCGGCCGCAGACGTGTTCGTCGCGTAGCGATCCACGCGACGCTGCGCGCTGTGCAGGCTGGAGAACGACGAGCGCATCATGTAGTCGCCGTCGAAGCCGGTCGTGGACAGTTGGATCGCGCCCGCGGAGGCGCCGTTGAACTTGTCGACCATCTGGGCGAGGGTTTCAATCGTCGCTTCGCGAACGTATTGATTGAAAACCTTCATGTCACTGAGTGCCATAGCAGTAAGTCCTTTGGTTCGCCCAGTGTTTCAGGGCATGGGTTACGTTTTGAGCTCTTGATACTTAGACGCGAAATATGCCGTCCGCTCCTCGGGCGTGCCATCCAGCTTGCCTCGAAGTTGTCCACTGCCCCCAGCGTTGTGGCCGGAGGGACCGGCGCCGCCGCCCGAGGCCATCGAGCCTTTGAGGAGATTCGCCTTGTAAGGGTGCGCCTCCACCAACAACTCAATCGCCTCTTCCGGGTCCGCGAATTCGCCCGGGCGGGACCGGGAGTAAATCTTGGCGCCGTTGGCGTCGTATGCGACTACCTTCCCGTCCTCGACCTTCAACTGCTTCCCGAACAGCGCCTGCGCAATCTCGACGCCCGCGGGGCCTTCGGTAGCGAATTTCGAGGCGATGTACTTCGACCTCGAAAACGCTCCGCCAACCATGTGGGCGTGAAGCTGCTCTTGCAGTTTGTCGCGCTCTTGCTGAACGGGCATGAACTTGTCTTCCACCGACTTGATCGCCTGTGCGACGGCCGTGTCGCGCTCGCCGGCATCCACCAGCTTCTTCGCGTCCAGGTTCGCCACCAGTTCCATCGCTTTGCGCGCCTTGGCCGCGTCCTCGATGCCCGCGAAGGGCTTGAGGGCGGCTTCGGCGGCTTCGGCGCGGACGCGGTGGTCGCGGGCCTCGGCGTTGAGGCGCTGGATCGTGGCGGCGGTGCCCACTGCGTCGAAGGCGATTTCCTTGCCGTCGTCGTGCACGTAGACCGGCTTGCCGTCTTGGACCACGGCTGATCCGTCGGGGGTGAGTTTGAGTTTCATGTTGAGGCTTTGGAGGTTACTGCGGGCATCCGCCCAGGCAGTGCGGAGGGGCCATCCGGCCCGGTGCGCCAATCTCGCATCCGCGATTTTGGCATTTTGAGAAAAGATGGAATCTCACGACGTGAGATTCTACGTTGAACCTTCACGCTGCGAGTGCGGGAATTCCCGCATTCCGCGCTTGAAGTTGGGCCAGCGTCAGGAGTTTCCCCTTGTTGTTCAGGAATCCTTCGACCGAAACCTGCCCGCGGCGATACAGGGCGCCGCGCGTCGGGCCGAGCACCTCGTCTTGCCGGGCGGCGCTTTGCCGGCCGAGCCAGTCGCCGAAGGCGTTGGCGTTCGGCACCTCGCCCGCCAGAAGCGGGGCGGAGGTGGAGCGGCAGTTGTAGTGATAGCGCCCGGGTCCGGCGCCCCAATCGTACGAATGGCCGATGGGCCGATGGGCGTTGTCGGCCGTGTAGCGCTTCCCGGCCCGCGCGATGCACCAGGAACTGGTCGCCGAGTCGAGCACCGACACCCACATAACGGCCCGCACGATGTTCGAGTTCAGCGCGCGGACGGCGGCGGTGACGTACGAGGTGGCGTGGCTCAGGGCTGTGCGAATCGTGGTTTCGAGGTGATGCCGGAGTTTGTTGAAGGTGCCGTCCGTGAAGCCGGTTGATTTGGTGCCGCGCAACGCGCGCACAATCTCGTCGGGCGTTTGGCCGTTGACGAACCCGGCTTGCGCGGCGCGGCGGATAGCGTCCGAACGGGCAGCGGACAATCCGCGCATCGTTTCGGCGATGGTCAGCCCGAGGATCGGCACGGCGAGCATCTCGGCGATGGTGCCGTTGGTGTCCATCGGAGTCGGCGTTACGTCCTGCGCCGCAGCCAACAATTCTTGCTGGTAGTCGGCCTCCTCACGCGCCAGTTCCTCCATCTTCGCTGCAAGTTCGCGGCTCACGTCGCCGTAGGCACGCTCACTCAACATCAACGCCGGGCCAATCGCGGCGTCGATCTGCGCCGGCGTAGCACCGGGCGACAACGCGAGCAGCGCGGCGAGCAGCAGCGCGAAAAGCTCATCATCATCCGCGTTCAAACCGCCCACCTCCTCGCGCACCACGCCGTTCGCGTAGTACTGCAAGTCGATCGCGTGCCCGATCGATTCGTCAACCAGCGCTTGGTTCTTCGAGATGGGCATTGCGCCGCCTGTCCATGTCCACGAGCAAAAGCATCGCCAGCAACGGCATCGTGCAAAACAGCGTCGTCATGACGCCGAAGAAGAACGGGACCGTGTTGCTCACCTGCGCACCCACCACATCGCCACAGCCATGCACAGGAACAGCACCAAGATCGCCACACCAATCGCCACGATCGCCACGCGCAGCGGATCGAACCGGGGCGGAGGCTCCGGGATGTGATCCCAGTAGCCGCGCGCAACTTCGCTGGCGATGCCCGCTGCGGCATCGCGTTCGCTTTGAAACTCGCGAAGCGTCACGCTCATCTCCCGACGCGAATGTTGGCGAGGTGCCCGAGCGGCACGAACAGCGTCAGCAAGAAGATCACCAGTACGACGACCACGACGATGTTCAAAATCTTCTTGATCTTGCCGTCCATCGGGACGTACGTGTTCACCGCCCACAGCAGCACGCCCACCACCACAATCAAAACGATCAGTTCGATCAGGCCCATCATTCGTCTCCTTGTTCAAGAGTTACCCACCACCCCACCAACATCCCGGCGCCAAACGCGACGACCAAGGTCGCGGACCACACGAGCACGATCACGTCGAGATCGGAGAAAAGCAGCCACGCGCTCATGACAGCATGAGAAGTGCCATGAGGATGATGGCGCGCCAGCGATTCCTCGCGTGCCGTTCGCGCCGTGCCTCCTCCGCCGACATCCGATCGCGCGCGCCACGCGCCCGCGCTGCGGCCAGGATGGCCCGCAGGGCTACGGAATCAGCCTCGCCCATAGCCGCCCCTTCCCGAGCCGCGGCGAGCGCTGCGGCGACCCGTTCCGCGGCTTCCTGGTCAGTGTAGAACGAGGCGAGCGCGGCGCTAGCGTCGGGCGCGGGTTGCGGCCGGATGCCGATGCGACGCTTATCAAGGAACCGCTCCAGCGCGTCCATCGCGTCGTCCAACCGGCGCCGCGCAGCGCCCGCTCCGCTGCTGCCGCCGAGCACTTCGGTGAACACGCCCAAGCCGTAGCCCGCGGTGACAAGGATCGTGCCCGCCGTGCCGAGTCCAAAGCCGCGTGCGACGATCGTCATACCAATCGCTCCCGACGCTCTGCACCGCGCCCGCGATACGGTGTTGTGCCGTCCGCATCTTCGAACAGGTCGCCCTCAAGCAAAGGCGTCACATCGTCGTCATCGAACAACGTCAGCCTACCCGTCACCGGGTCGGTGATCTGCTTGTTGCGAAGCAACTTCTCGACCCGAGCCATGCGCCCGGTTTGGCAGCATTCGAGAACCGCCACCAGTGTTTCCTCCGCGGTCAACCCATTAGAAAGAGTGTGGCCCCAAACCGCCGCCGCGATCAGCTCGTTGTTCGTCGGCGACGACGCGACCAGCGTGCCGGCGTAAGAGGTGGTGCCCGCGCCGGTGAGCGTGACGGCGCCGTCCAACGTCGCGCCGCCGCTCGCGCCGAGCGTGCCGGCTGACGATGTGGTCGAAGCTCCGGTGATTGTGATCTGAGCGGCGCCCGAGGCTGCGAGCGCACCGACGGTGGCGGAGACTGCTGCACCGGTCAGCGTGACTGCAGCGTCGGTCGAGTTTGACGCCGAGACTGTGCCGGCGCTAGCGGTCGTTGTCGCTCCGGTAAGCGTGACCGACGCATCCCCAGCCGCCGACAATGTGCCGACGCTGGACGTTGACGTGGCGCCGGTGATGACGGCTGTCGCCGAGCCTCCCGCGGTGGCTGTGACTCCGCTAGCGGCCGATGTTGTGTCTGCGCCGGTCAGGGTCGCCGTGGCGCCGCCTGTCGCCGTGAGAGATCCGGGTGACGCGGTTGTCGTGGCGCCGGTGAGCGTTGTTTCGGCGCTGACGCCTGCGGATGCGCTGACCGTGCCGGCGCTGGCCGTGGTGGACGCGCCCGTCAGCGTGGCAGTCGCCGCGCCTGTGGCCGTCAGTGCGCCTGGCGATGCTGTGGTGCTCGCGCCGGTGAGCGTCGCCGTCGCGTCGGTGGATGCCGAAGCGCTGACTGTTCCTGCGTCGGCGGTGGTGCTGGCGCCGGTGAGCGTCGCCGTGGCCGCTCCGGTTGCCGTGAGCGTGCCGGCGCTCGCTGTCGTCGTCGCTCCGGTGAGCGTGACCGACGCATCTGTGCCACCAGCAACCGCAGGCGCATCAGCCCACGGTTTATCCGCCCATGGGAATGCGCCCCACATTTCAGGTCAGCGTGCCGATAGCGATCCGGATTTTCCCATCCGGATCAATGCTGGCCGTCGCACCACGTTGAGACTCGGCCGTCAAGGTGAGTACCGATTGAGGCGGATGCAGAGGCGTAGAAGGAAGATCGTTTGCATCGTTTACCGTCTCGAATGCCGTCGATCCAACGGCAGCGAGCGTCTTCATTGTCGTCAAAGGCAATCGCGCGTCTAAAGCTGGCGGGCAGTTCAACAGAAACGCGCTTCGCCTGCCATTAAAGGTTGCAACGTCGCTACTGATTTGTGCCGCAGAAAGGCCCGAATCTGGCGCCGTGCCCCAGAACCATTTGTTGTCGTTTCGGATGGTGTCACAGGCTTCTGACACAAGCAGATTTCCTGGCGGAGTCGGATTCCCGGATGTGCCTATCTCGTATGCCGCAATGTCGGTGTTGTTG